GAAGCAGTTAAGAGAGTATCATATGTTACATTAAAAGATTCTATTGGAAAGGCTGAGGCCTTTAGAAAAGGAGTTAATTTAATCTCTAACTGGAAAGATGGAGATGAAGATTTTGGATCGGTGAAGACTTGGACTAAAGATGACGTGCTAGTTATTGATAGTCTGACACTCATGGGCGAGGCGGCTCTCAGAGGGGCACTTGTATTTAATAACAAGAAACCAACTGAGCAACCTACTCAACCAGAGTGGGGAACTGCGGCACGAGATGTGCAGTATATTATCCAGTACATCACTGGTTCAGAAGTTCCATGTAATGTTGTAGTTACTACACACATGCAGTACATGGAAGGAGATTTGGGTATAAGCAAATCATACCCAACTAGTGTTGGTTCAAAGCTATCTACAAAATTGGGCCGATACTTTAACTGTGTTTGTAGAGTGGACACTAAGAGTTCTAGCAAAGGCACAGAGAGAACACTGCGAACTGTATCAGATCACAAGATGGATCTAAAAGTACCGACTCTAAATGCTATGGAGCCGAATGCTGAATTAGATTTGGTCAAGTTATTTGATACAATTCAAGGTAACTCAAAGAAGAAGTTGTCAATTAAATAGGAGGTATATACCATGACACAAGACGTAAGTGACTTCTTAAGTATGTCACCAACAGAGATACCACAAACTGTGGTTTTACCAGAGGGTAGTTATGATTTTACAATTACTAGCTATCGTTCTGATCGAGTGGGAGAGAATCAAACACCACTTGTAAAGGTGAATGTGAAAGCAACTGGTGTGATTCAGTCTGACTTAGATGAATCAGATCTTGCTAACGCAGAGCCAACACGTATGGAGTTCTGGGCAACGCCCAATGCTATGAAGCAGAAGAACCCTGCGTTATCACTCAAGAGTTTCTTAACTGATGCTTTAGAGATGAGTGAGGAACAGTCTTTTGGCGAACTATTAGAGCAAGCTATTGGCCAGAATTTTTCTGGTGTAGTCAAGCACGAAATGGTTGGCAAGAATAAAGACATACTACAAGCTTCTGTTAAAAGAATAATTAACAGGTAGGTTTGTATAGTGAGTGAGTTTGCGGTACATAATAGAATTAAGTCTCAGCTTCCAGAGTCTGGGAATCCATTTGCCATAATTATGGATTGTCCTACGACAACAGAAGCTAGGCTTGGTAAGATTAATGTAGGGTCTATACAATCAGTATTAGATCCGATGTTTAAGTTTGCTGGCATTGATGCTAGCAACGCATTACTCACTCACGCAATTCAATTAAAACCTGCACAAGATAACTTGCAGAGTTTCTTCTACAAAAGAAGTGAATATAAAAATATTAAAAAGGAAACTGAATGGAGGTCAAAGTTTGCCCCCACTCAGTACGGATATTTAAAAGAAGAGTATGAACAAGACATTGAAAGATTATGGGAAGAGATAGATAGGTACAAACCTAACACTATTATAGCGATGGGAAGCGTAGCCTTCTGGGCATTGTGTGGTTTGGATAAAGTAGGATCGTATCGAGGTTCGTTTATTGACACCATTAACAAAGAGTATAAAGTTATGCCAACCTACAGTCCAGTTGCATTGCTTAAGAATTATTCTTTTAGGCCTACTGTTCTTTCAGATTTTAAGAAAGCGGCTAATCAACAAAACATAGACTACATTGAAAGAGAACTTTGCATTGAACCAACTTATGAAGAAGTAAAACATTTCTTATCTTTCTGTGAGAAAGTGAATGCATCTTACAACCCTTTATCTTTTGATATTGAAACAGCTAACGAAGAAATAACTTGTATTGGGTTTGCTCCACATGCAAAGAAAGCTATGGTGATACCATTTAAAGGAGCAGATGGTAAAGATTTTTATGACTATCATACAGAGTTAGCTGTATGGAAATTGATAGGAGATATATTAAGCAACCCAAACATAACAAAGGTTGCACAGAATCAGACGTATGACATATCATGGTTGCGACACATGTATGGCATCGAAGTAAAGGGAGTGGTACATGACACTATGCATGCGCAACATGTGCTACAACCAGAGTTAGAAAAGAGCTTGGGATATTTAGGATCTATTTATACGAACGAGGGAGCATGGAAAAATCTAACAAATTTTTCAAAGAGCACGAAGGCCGAGGCATAAATGAAACGTCCCCAGTACTTTGCTGCAAAGCCTTTACAGGATAAAGATATAACCGTATATAATGAGATTGAATTATGGAGAGCAGTATTGGATCAAGCATTACAGGATATAAGTTACATGGGATTTGATAAAGAGTTTAGAGGATATAAAGATGACGCTGAAGAATGGTTAATAAATGACAAAGAAGATTTCGAAGCGGTATGTGATTACGCATACTTAGATCCAGATAAAACAAGAGATGAATTTTATTACATAATGGGGGTAGCTAATGACAGACGTAAAAAGTATGGAGGAACTGGCGAGAAAGATGAAAGCAAAAGAAAAGAATGATCCAGTAAATTTCCCAGCACATTACAACAAAGGTGGTATTGGTTGCATTGATGCGATTAAGTCTTGCCAAGGTGATGGGTTTAAATTTTATTTACAAGGATCAATATTAAAATATATTTGGAGATACGAACACAAGAGCAAACCAATTCAAGATCTAGAAAAAGCTAAATGGTTTATAGATAAATTGATTGCTACTGTACAGGAGGAACAAGATGCGAATAATAAAGAATACGGAGATCTCACAGACATCACTGTCTAAAGAGCAAACCTTGTGGGTTTACTGTGGATTAGATTGCACATTGACACATGAGATATGGACTAAGATAGAAAAAGATCTCGGTAGAAATGACCACGATTATAGAAAGACATATCAGTTTGAATTAGATATGCTTAAGCCAGCTATGCACATGATGTTGCGTGGGTTAAAGGTTGATGAGAAAACTGTAGGTAGACTCAAAGCCCCCCTTGTCTCATCACGTGTTAAGCTTGAGCGGATGCTACACCTATTTGCTAATGCAGTATGGGACAGAGATCTTAACCACAATAGTCCTACGCAATTAAAAAGCTTTCTATATGAGTGGCTAGGTTTGCCTGAAGTTATCTCTTATGTTAAAGGTAAACAAAAAGTATCAACAGATAAAGAAGCACTTGAGCATTTGATACAAGAGTATCCTAGAGCAAGGCCTTTCTGTAGAACCATCTTGGCTTTACGTGATATTGATAAGCAATTAAATATTTTAAATGCGAAGCGAGATGGAGATGGTAGGATGCGCTGTTCTTTTAAAGTAGCAGGAACTGAGACAGGTAGGTGGGCAAGTTCTGAAAGTCCTTGGGGAACAGGAACTAACCTACAAAATATTACAAAAGATATGCGCGAAATATTTGTACCAGATGGGGACAATGTATTATTTTACGCAGACCTTGAGCAAGCTGAGTCAAGGGTTACTGCATATGTTGCAGGTGATCAAGGATATATAAATGCTTGCGAAGGGGAAGACTTACACACACAAGTAGTTAAGATGGTGTGGCCAAATATGGGGTGGTCATCTGACCGTGCACAGAATAGAGAGTTAGCGGATCGTCCTTATATTGGCCACTTTAGTTACAGAGATATGTGTAAAAGAGCAGGGCATGGAACTAACTATGGACTGTCAGCTACATCTTTAGGCAGGCATCTTAAAATTAAATTGTCTCATGCAACACGGTTTCAATTACTTTACTACGGAGGAGTAATTGCTTTGGCATCTTTAGAAAGATGGCATAAACAGGACAGAGAGGGAGGCTTCCAAGAACTGATTGATGGGGGCACGGTTCTAGGGTCAGGCCCTTCCTCTCTCGTTCGTATCGAAGGGGCATTCCCTGGAATCCGAAAGTGGCACAATGCTATTGCTGCTGAACTTAAAGAAAGCAGCTCGTTGACTACTCCATTAGGTCGTCGCAGACAATTTTGGGGACGCATAGAAGACGGCACTACTTTGAGGAAGGCAATTGCATACGTGCCACAATCTACTATAGGTGATCTTTTAAATCTAGGTTTGTATAGAGTCTGGAATGAATTGAAAGAAGACGGAGTAGATATACTTGGGCAAGTACACGATGCTATATTGGGGCAGTTCCCTAAAGATAAAGCTGATGTGATCGTTCCTAAAATTTTAAACTGTATGAAAAATCCTATGGAAGTAAATGGCAGACAGATGATAATACCATCTGACTGTGAGATAGGATCTAATTGGAAGGACATGAAGAAGTATGTCAATGCGTGAATATACTTTTATAAATCAAAATCCTGCCTTTCCAGTAATGTTAGTTGACAATTGGTATGATGAACAATCTGAAAAAGACGTATGGAAAGAATTAGAGTTTTATACAAACGAAGATAAAATGATTAGAAATGATAATTCTTATGCAAGAGATAAAGAAGGCAAACCAACTGGTCAATCTTTTAGAATATTCTTAGATGAAACATATCAACCACAAGCTAGAAATGTATCAACTATATTAACTAAACAACAAGAACTAATTAATACAGATTGGTTTTGTGAGAAGGCTAAACAATTAACTCCAATGAGTAGAAATTTCTTTACATCAAATTGTGATAGAACTTTAGTTACTTACTATAATGATTCAGATTATTATAAAGCACACCACGATACCTTTCTATTTTCAATCATTATATGGTTTCATAAAACACCAAAGAGATATACTGGTG